AAAGTTTACACTTTTACCGCTCCAAGTACTTAACCAAAATTCTAAATCAGAACCCTCACGATACTTATTCATATCTTTAAGCCATCCAGCAAGTTCATCCTTAAAAACTCCTACGCAATTATCACTTTCTTGGTGTAATTCAACTAATGCTTCTAATGTAATATCGTTTGCTATAAATTGAGTTTTAGATGGTTTTAAAACTTCGCTATGTTCTTTTTTATCTTTTTCGTTTAATTTAATATAATACTCATACTTTTCATTTTCTTTCATAAAGTTTTTTATCTCTTTAGCGTTTATTTTTGCTAATGGATAAATAATATTGTTAATGCTTGGAGTTTTACCAAGTCCAGCCTTACCAACAATAGATAACCAAATTGATAAATTTTCATTCCATCCTTTTTTAACCTCAACATCAATTGAATTACCAACACAAACAGAAATAAGCCAAAGTAAAGAGCATCCCATATATTCAATAGAACTATCTAACTTTGAGTTACATTCTAAAATATAATTCTGTATATCAATAGGAAATATATCAATAGGGAATACTAAGTCCTCTTTTTTAATAATAGTTTGGACGTGAATATCTTCTTTAAGTTCGTTTATTTTTGACTTTAAACGAGAACCATAACCTTTTTGATAAATGTCTTTTGATGCTGCTGAAAAATCTCCATTGTGATATTTCCAAGTATAAGCTATAAAAGGTGTTATTTGTTTTTCGTGTGGATAAATAGTACCTGTACTAAAAAGAAACATTCTATTATCTTCTTTATACACATAACCGCTATGTGGAGAAGTTGACCCGTGTCTTTTAATAATATACTTTTTAGATTGATTAGCCACTACTTTAAAGTCAGAACCTATAACATCAAAAATATCTGTTTTATCATTGTAGTCATCCCAGCACGCAATCTCGTTTTCTTGAAACTCTTGTTTAGTTTTCTTAGGCTCAATTGGAATTTCTTCAACATAATTATACATTTTAGAAAATGACATTAAAGTAAAATGGTCGTTATCTGAAATATAATCTATTTGATGGTATGAGTTTTTTGAAACTTTATTATCAGGATAAGCAAAAACATAACCCGCTTTACCTCGTGTTTCAATTACGGCTTCTTTATGACCTTTAAGTTTTGCTAATTTAAGATTACCCTCTACTCTTTTTGATTTATAAAGAATATGATACCCAGCATTTTTAGTTTTATAGATTACAAATTTTTCATCAAAGTCTAAAATATTATCTTTTAAATATCCTAAATACTCATCCCAAAACTCTTTCTGTTCTTTAGCAGTACTAAATACTTTTAAATCAATATCTATTACTTCTAAATCATCAAATCCTGTTACAATACCAAAGTTAGTAGTTGCAGGAATTTCAGTTCCATCTTTTCTAAATATCCCACCTTTGTAATTATAGTTTTTAGAAAATTCATCAAAACTTATTTTTTCAGTTTGGCTTTTCTTCCAAGAAAAGTTTGGAACTTTATTATCTGAAACCGTAATTATACTAAAGTTATCGTGAAATAATTTTATTTTGTTTACCTCCATTTTCATAATTATTTTTTAAAAAGGTAAATTATAAAAGTAGATAACTTTATTTGTTTTTAAAAGACGCTCTATCTTTTTTCTTAAATTCACTTCTCCTTTAAACTCATTTGATTCTTTAAAGCAAACAGTAAAATACAACTCTTCTATACCCTCCTCAAATACGTCTAATGTAACTGAATCTAATGTAATAGACTCAATTTTACTTTTAATACTTTCGTTCCAAGTACTCAAATCTACTGATAAGATTTCTTTAGTTTTTGTTTTTTTCATAATATATATTATTAAATAAGTAAACCCCACAATTCAAAAGAGGTTTGGCGTTCTTTATCCTTGTAGGGTTATTTAATTTCTTTAAGTTACTATGTCGCCAAACCGTAACTACAAGTACAAATATAAAACTTTTTTTTAAATAACCAACAAAAAAAACCCGCTATTTTCATAACGGGTTCAAAAATTGAATCACAACTAAAAGAGAGAGTTACAAAGATACTAAAATAAAGTTCATGTACTATTTTTTTCTTCAACAAATGCTTTGTGATTATTTGAGTTAATTTTAAAGTAACTTTCTTTTAATTCAATAGATATACTTTTACGATTCATTTTAATAGCTGAGCAACCCTCAGAACCGATACCACCAAATGGACTGAGTACCGTTTCTCCCTCGTTAGAATACAAATGTAATATTCTTTCAATAGTATCTAATTGCAAAGGACAAATATGCTTCTCATCGTTACCATCTCTACCACTTCTATATTGCAAAGTTCTTGAATAATCAATATCATACCAAACAGGAGAAGCGTATTTTTGCCATAAATCGACTGGTAAATAATCTAATTTACTGCTATCTTTATCTTGGTGCGTTATTGGTGTTTCATTATCGCCCTCGTTTCTAAAAAACAAAACATAATCAGGTATTCCAACTCTTGACATTATGCTATCTTTTTTAATTGTTTTATGAAGCAATCCTAAAGCCTTAGTTCTTTGCATTTCAGTTACTGGATTCTTCCAAAGTGTGACTTTTGAATGATAAATAAAACCCTCTTTTTGAAACCAATCAATCAACATTCCGCTAAAATCACGCAGTCCGATATATCCCTCTTTACCTTTTTGAATTGGTAAGTCCATACAGTGAATAGCACACATACGACCGCTTTTAAGCGTTCTTTTTAGTTCAGGAATAAGGAATTTAAAATGTTTCTCAAACTCTTTGTAATTCGATACATTTCCCATATCTTCCTCTTTATCCGAGTAAACGTATAACTCAGCAAATGGAGGACTAAAAACAACTATATCAGCACAATTATCAGGTAGTTTTGCAGTTTCTTGAACGCAATCGCCATTAATTAAATGGTACTCGTCTGTTTTAATTTCTTTATTCATAATCTTTACTTTTGATTTTGCTTTTTTATAATTTGTTTCTGCGCTATATTTTGACATTTCTTTAATACGCTCGAAGTGTTGTTTTTCTTTATCCAAAATAGTACTTCTAACATTTACTTGTGATTCAGGAATAAGAATATGAACGGTTACTTTATTCTTTTGGCCAAACCTATAACAACGCCTTACTGCTTGATAAAACGCTTCAAATTTAAAATCATAAGACATAAATACCATTTGATTGCATTGTTGGTAATTCATACCAAATGAAGCGATAGAAGTCTTTGTAATTAATGTTTTAAAATCATTATTTGCAAATCCATTTAAATGCTTTGCTTTGTATTCAGGATTATCAGAACCTTGCACATTTATGCTATTTTCTAGTACTTTTGATAATGTATCGGTTTCCTGATTTTTCAAACCCCAAACAATCCATTGTTTATCATTTGAATTTACCAGTTCTAAAGTTTTTTCAATTCTTTTATCAAAACTTCGATTTAAATCTTTGTGTAATTCAGTAGCTGAAACTGCAACATCTCCAAATAGATTTTCGCTTAAATTATCTACTTTTATAATATGTTCGATATATTCTATTTCAGGCAAATTATAACCCTCACTACAAAAACCTAAACTTGACGGATTGTCTATTGCCATTGATAGTCCTGATATGTAAGTCCAAAAGTTATCCTGAGCGTGTTTTCTTAATCTCCATTTCGATGTTTCTCCGCCATCGTGAACAAAGAACATCGCTAACATTTCAAGATACGACATACCTCCTAAAAATTCACTATGTTGCCCAAGTTCCATATGGTCATTTGGTGATGGTGTAGCAGTACAAGCTAATTTATAAGGCGTATTTTTAAAAGTATCAATTATCAAACTTGACATTTTACCATCTCTACCTTTTAAAATACTCGATTCATCTAAAACAACTCCAGAATAAATACTACAATCAATATTTTTAAGCTGGTCATAATTTGTAATATCAAAATATGAATTATCAATACCAAATTTTAACGCTTCATTTTTAGTTTGTTCTACAATCGCCAAAGGTGCTAATATCAAAACCTTTTGATTTGTCTTAATAGATACTTGTTTCGCCCATTCTAACTGGCAAAAAGTTTTACCTAAACCACAATCAAAGAAAAACGCAAATTTGCCCTTAAATAAAGCTGTTTTGATTCCATACTTTTGAAAGTCTTTTAATAATGGATTCAATTCACTATCATCAATTTCAAATCCGCTTTCTACAAATGTTTTTCTTTTACTCTCTAAGAACTCTTTATAGTTTGTCATAATTATTTAATTTTTAATTCAAATCTTAATATCCTTTTAATTTGCTCTACTTGGTCATTATCGAAGTAGTTTTTTTGGCACTCAATATGTACAGGTTTAATTCCCTCTTTAGTAATTACGTGCGCTACTGTTTGTTTTTGTAATCCTAACTCTCTCGCTATCTCTAGTGTTGTTTTCATTTTTTTAATACTTTAGTGATTATTCCCTCTACTGATTTCGGGTCTTTCTCGTGAGCCATTAAGAAGTTACAAATTAAAGCCTTGTCTAATATGTTATAGTTCATAATGTACTCAGCATTCTTTTTTGTTACATCGTAAAAAGCATTTATCCCATCGGTCGATACATTATAGAACTCATTGTATAACTTAGTTTGCTTATCTAAACTTGGATAGATTGCCGTTAATTGGCTTTGTAAGGCTTTGTTTTTAAACTTATGGTCTATCTGTTTAAGTTCGTCTAATATCTCGATAGAACGCTGGAAAAGTACACTTAATTCAACAACGTTATAACCGATGTATTGCTCTTTTGTTAATTCAATGTTTTCCATTCTCTTACCATTTCTTTAAGTTGTTTTACTAAATCGTAACGCACGCTAAATGTTACTTTTTTTGTGGGAATTTCTAAAGGCTTACGCCCAGCGTTTACCCTACTACCTCCGCTACGTTTATAGCTACCGTCTTTTTTTTGTTTCATATTTTGTTATTTAAAGGGAGGTTTTACGCTCCCTGTTTTGGTTATTCTAAAATATTTTCTAAATTATTTAATAAATAGTTAACTGCTTCATTGTACTCACAATTCAAATATAATTGTACTGCTTTTGCAACTTCAGATGTTCCAGAAACTGAACTTAATAATGTTTCTTTCATTGCTAAAACTAATAATTTAATTTCTGCTACTTGGTTTTCTGTAATTGTCATCTCTATTCGTTTTAATTGTTATTAGCTTTATTGCTGGTACAAATATAAAGCTATTTTTGAATAAAAAAAACATTTTTTCAAAATAAGTGAAAAAAAACCCAACTTTTTAAGGTTGGGTTAATTTAGAGTTAGACTAAATCGCTTAAATCAACTGGTTTAAATCCCTCGGGTTTCAATATTTTGCCCTCAGCATCTCGCAATATTTGACCGTTTGGAAACTTACTCATATTGTTTTCGTGAACTCGGTTAAATGCTTCCTCAAATATATTACTCATTCCGTGCTGGTGTATCGTTCCAAGTAATACGTACATCTGGTCAACTAAAGCATCAAGTATCTCTATTTTATCGTGGTCGTGGCAAGCTTGTAAATACTCCTTATTCTCTTCTTTCATTAGATTATATCTTAGTGTATAATCATTGTATTTTGTTAGGCTTGGCGATTCGTTTATAAGTTGTCGCCCAATAGTCATAAATTCTTTAACTTTATTTTTCATTTTGTTGTTTTAAATTTAATATTCTTAAAAAAACCGTTGCTTTATACCTTACTTTTGAAATTTTATATTTTTTTATTTTTAAAGGAAATCCATATTCAATAAAATCAAAAAATAATCTAGATTCCTTATCTGTAACTGAATCGATAATAGTTACCCACCCATTAGTATTCTCTTTGTGGGTGTAATTATCTAAATGAAACTGTCCCGTTTTTTCTTTGTATTCTAATCTGTATTTCCTTTCAATAGTTTCTTGTTCCATCTTTCAGTATTTTGTGGTATAAATTATTAATTCTTTCGGAGTTGTGTCCTTTTTTTCTGTAGTACTCTAGTACTGCTTTAATCCTTTTTAGTTTGTTCATATTCTTTTAAATAAAGTTCTAAAACTGCAATAGTCTTTTTTATGTCCTCCTCAAAGTTCCCTTTTTTTCTGCATCGAACCGTACGTTTTAAAATGTCAAATTCCCAAGCGTTTAAGCCTTGTTGTTCCGCGAATTGGTATAAACTACCTTTACTATTATCGTAGTGGCTAGGAGTGTTTATTTCTTTCATAATCTTTTTTTTAACCGCCCTAAATTAATAAGGCGGTGTTGTTGGTTTTTAGAATGGAGGTTCATCGGTTGCAGTTGGTTCTGCTGCTGGCGCATCGCCTACTTTATTGATTTTCCAACCTTGAATAGTGTTGAAGTATTTAGCTACTCCTTGCGGGTCAAGCCATTCACGACCTCGCAAATTAATAGAAACCTCAACGCTTTGACCTACTGCATAACTATCCAAAATACTGCACTTATCTTGCACGAATTGAATTGCTATGTGTTGCGGATATTGCTCTTCAGTTGTTACTACTACGTTACGACTTTTAAAAGTTCCCTTTTCTTCTACTTCTTGAATTACTTTAATTTTTCCTGATACTACCATTGTTTATTATTGTTTAATTTATTAATATACTCGTTTTTAATTTCCGTTGCTTCCTTAATTCGTTCTTTTATCTTATCGCATAAAACCTCATCACGTTCAATTAGTATTTCGTGCCAATATTCCATCCCCTCGTGAACTAAATAGTTAAAGAAATACGCTCTATTTCGATTGGTTGCCATCATTTGCAGTTGCATCTGGGCATAATACTTACTATCTATTTCATTTGTAGCCACTAATTTAAAGAAAGTAGTTGAGCGCGGACATTTAATTTCTAAAATCGCATCGTTACCAACTAAGCCATCAGGACTTGCACCTGCATCTGTTCCGAGTTCAAAGAATCCGCAATTTTCAACCTCTATAAATTCAAGTTCCTTAATTTCTTTGAATTTTGCAAAAGCTAAAGGTTCTAAATCAATCCCTCTTTGCATATCATAAGAGATAAAACTTTCTTCCATTTCTCCAAATAGTTGTTCTATAGCTTTATCAAAGGCGTAACTTTTTCCAGTTTCTCCAAGTCCTTTAACTCCTAAAAGTTTTACTATTTCGCTGGCGGTAAATTTACCTCTACGTTGTTCGTGCCATTCATTTGAGCGTTGTACATTTTCCATATTTCTTCTGTTATTGTGTAATTTTTTTCTATTTGTTCCCTTGTCGCCTTAACTTTTAAAGCGCCCTCAAAATTAGCTTGTGTAAATTCCTTTTTTACTTTTTCTTTAGGTCGTATCGCCTTAACTCGAATCCCGTCGGTAATTGCGCCCATCATTTTAACATTACGGTCAACAAACAATTCTATTTTCATTCCTGACCAATTCTCGATTACGTGGCACTCTTTACCAATTAAGCCATCTTGTTTAGCAAAACCAGCTAATATCTTGTTATTGGTGCTATTCAATTTTAACGGCTTAACGGCTTCCATAAAGTAGCAAAAAATGCCGTCTTGTTTAGTTCCTGATACATCTACTCCAGTTTCGTATTTCACTTCTTTAATCGTAAAAATTAAAGGTAATCCGTCAGTTTCCATTGCATCTAAATCCGCACTAGCTAAATGCGTGCTTTTTCTATACTTCCTCCAGTCTGTTCCCATCTTGTAAATCTTTTAATAGTTGTGTTAAAATTTCCTTTGCCTCGTTTAGCTGGCTTTGAAGTTTGGCGTTTTCTCTCTCCAACGCTTCAATTCTCTGTGTTTGATAATCTGTTAGTTGTTCCATTTGATTAATTTTTTTACAAATATAATACTTTATTTTGATTAAACAATACTTTTATTCAAAAAGGACAATTATTTTTTTCTTTAGGTATTAAATCTTTGTACTCTCGTTTGATTTTCTCAGCTATGGCCTGACGTATGAAATGCCCAACATCGACGTTATAAGACTTCATTTTTTGGAGTGTCGCTAATTGTATAGGTGTAACTCGGATTACTTTTGTTTTCGTTAGTATTTTCATAGTATTGTAATACGTTAGTTGCTGTTAGCGGGTAGTTAGCAGTAATTATTGCTAACCGTTGTACATAGAAAAAGCCACTACATCGAAGTCGCCTAAAAAATCTTCTTTCTTTCTTGTCACGATAACTTGAACTTGTATTTCTTCATTTTCATTTATAACTAAACTTCCACAAGAGGTTGAAAAAGCATAGTTTTCTTGGTTTTCTGCTAATTTTTCAGCACATTCTTTGATTGCACCTTTCAAATAAAGCGAATCGATTAATTTTTCTAAAGCCATAATATTTGGTATTATAACTACTGCTAACATTCGCTATACAATAGTTGGGTTAATTTTTAAATTTAAAGTTCAGTTTGTACTTTTTTAATCAGTCTTTAATCGAAGTTTGGGTCTGTACCTTTCCCAACCATCGTATAGCTTTTCCGTTATAAGCCATTTTAGGACAACCCATAATTATCCAACATATATTGCTTTTGAATTTTATGTTTTCTTTCGGCTTCTTCGCAAGACTTTTGTAAGTCTAAATTATTATAAGCATCAATATGAGCTTGTAATACAGCTAAATGCTTTCTAAATCCTTCCTTGCTCATTACAGCCATAGAATGAAGTATTTTAACATCATCCTCAAATTGATAAGCGAAGGCTTCTTCTCTTGTGTTTGGTAATTGTTTTGACATTTTTAATTAAGATTTGTGAAGAAAAACGGCTTATAACAGCAGATTGCCAAAAGTGGCGGTTTAGTGCTAATATCAACTGTTGTGATTCGGTTTAACATTTGTTTTATATTCAAGTTTAGTGCTTCGATTTCGCCACCTTCGGCAATCTGCAAAACGTTAGCAGTAATGATACACAGGATACTTGTTATAATCCGAAATCCATTCTAAACATTCTTCTTTGGTTTTAAATTGATAGTTTTCAGTTTCGCGCCAATTTCTAATTCCTAAAAACGTTTTGTTTTTAATAATTGTATTCCATTCCTCTTTTTTCCCCTTTATGTATAATGGATGAATCCATAAAAAATAAAACCATACATCTTTTAAAACTTTTTTTTCTATTCTAAAATGGTCTTTATATTCTACTATTCTAAAATCACTACTGCTAACATCGGTTTTGTCTAATGCCCTAGAATTGTTTGTATCTGAAATCATAATTTTTAATTTAATAATTAGTTTATTTTTTCTTTGTCCCCGACATTAATGTCGGGGACATTTAGGCTGTAAATTTTACATCATTTTCTCAATTATAGCTTCTATTCTGCCTTTCATTCCGTGACCTGTAACTTTCAGTACTTCGTGAACTTTCCAAAGTTCGTCTATAATTTCGTTGCGTTTTTCGTGGAATACGTGTTCATATCCTGATTCGTAGGCTTCAGATAGATTGTCCCAATGCGGTATAAACTCATCTTTAAAAGTTTCTCTATTCATAGGACTATCGCTGTCGTGTAATCCTGTTTTGTAATCGTCGTAGTTAAAACTCATAATTTCTCTTTTTTAATTGTTATTATCTGAGTACAAATATAAGTCTATCTTTTGAATTAAAAAAACTTTTTTTCAAAAATTAACATAAAAAAAACCGTTAAAGTTAATTAACGGATTTAAAATAAGTGCTCTAAATGGTAGCTAATTCAAATAGACTGGTACACTATTTACTCAATTTATGTGCAAACAATTTAACAACAATCCCAACAGGAACTATCTTTGCAATAAATCTTAAAATTCTACCAGCGTTGGTAGTTGCTGGACTTTGGCTGTACTTAGTGGCAGCGTTAGTCAATAAGTTTTCAATCAATTCTTTTTCCATACTTTTAAATTTTTGGGTATGTAATCCCGTTGTTAGTAATTATAATTCCTTTGTCAAATCTGCTTTTTAAAGTTTTCCAATCAAAACCAAATGTTTTCTGAAAATGTGGCGCATCTTTAAATTTTTTCCAATCTCCGCCCCACTCGTAACCTTTACCTTTAAAGTACTCAGCGACTTTGTGCCAGTGTTCGTCAATTATCCAAGATGCACTCTCAAAATTGCCGTCTCCGTTTTTATCATAAAGCAATACAACATCAAAAGCTAATCCGTAATTGTGCATACTTTGGAAAGCATCCGCATTTGTAACCTTAGGACGTTTTAGGAATAAGGCGTGTTGTTCTGCTGGACTTCTATAAACGTGGCTAAAACGCAGCCTAACGTGCTTAGGTAGCTTGTTATTACATTCTTTGTAATACACCATTAACTCCTCCCTAATCTTTGGGTGTGCTAATGCAATTCTTTCAAGTGTGATTTTATCCATTTGTTATCTCGTTTAAGTCTTTTTTTAATTGTTTCATTTTACCTAATAAATTCTTAATCATTTCAAAGAATGGCTTATTCCCTAACTTAACGCTGTTTTCATCACAACTTTTGATTTCATTAAACACCCATACAGCAGTCATTGATTTTGCGAGTAATAATTTTATACCCATTATCGAACCCTCAAATATATAAATATCTATGCTAAAAGCTAGGATAATAGAAGCTAAATAAAAAAAAGATTTTACCACTATATTAAAAAACTTAGTACTTTGAAAAGACTTCCAACCATTTAACTTAATTGTAACGTATAAAGCAGTGCAAGTATCTAATGATATAAATAGTATCATTGTTAAAATTAATCCTTTTATCGGTAACAAAAAAAGGCTTACGGCTATTAATAAAGATGATAATGTTTTC